TGTTCAACAAAGAAGAAAAGAAGCAGAGGAAGCTTTAAAAAATAAAAATGTTGTACCAATAAAAGACCCAGATAAAAAAGCAGACGGTGGTCGTATTGGTTATAAATTAGGTTCTATTGACAAAGCACGTAGAGCATTTTTAAAAACTGTAGGAGCAGTTGGTGCAGGTATTGGTGCAGCTAAAACTGGGTTAATGACTTTAGGAAAAAACATTGAACCAGTTGCAGAGACAGTAAAAGAAACTGTAACTAAAGCACCTGAATATTTTTTCGCGTTGATGGATAAGATTAGAAGATTTGGTAAATCTGTTGATGATGTAACAGCAGACCCTAGAGTTGAAAGAACTTATGTCTATAAAGATTATGAGTTAAAAGAAAATGCATTTGGTGAGCCGGGCGAAATGATTATAACTAAAAAAACTGATCAAGGTCCTTTTGGTTATAAAGAAGAATCTATGAGATATAAAAAAGGTGGAGCTACAGAAGATGGAATGGTAGCAGATGAGTATGAAGAACTTACTCTTAGACCAGATAGAGAAGGTAAATTAAAAGATGTTGAAGAAGGTATTGATGATGCTTCAGAAATTATCAAAGAAGCAACAGGTGATGCACCACCAATTAAAAAAGCTGCAGGTGGACTTGCGTATATGTTAGGTGAATAATGACCCTAGGATTAAAAGCATACAGAATCATGATGGGTCATCTGACTCGAAAAACACCTGATAAAAAAATATCAGATCTTATTAATACTGGTAAATTAAAAACAGCAGACGAAATTTCACAACCACCTAAAAAACAAGAAGTAGAAAACATAGAAGCGTTTAACGAGTTTAATAAACGTAATCCAAAAGCTGATGGTGGACGTATGGGGTTTCAAGATGGCACAGATATAAAAACAATTTTAAAAAAAATGGCCGAAGATCGAACATATGAGCCTCCAATTAATCTTGCAGCAAAAGGAAGAGGTTTACCTAAAGGTTTTAGACAAGCAAAAAAAGAATTAAGAGAAGAAATACCAGACTTTGATGAGTTATATAAAAGAAATATTACTTTCAGAAAAAAACAAAAAATAAAACAAAAATTAAAAGATGATCCTGAATATAAACAAACAGAAATGGCTAAAAAAGCAGAAAGAAGACGAAGACGTAGAGTAGCCAAAGTTGAAGATAAAGTTTCTTTAACACCAGATGAAAAATTTTTAAATTATCAACAGTCTTTAATAACAAGACAATTAAATGATAAAATAAAACAAAATCCAGATTTAATTTTAGAAAACCCTAAATTAATTGATCAACTTTCAACAACAATATCTCCTGATGGAAATATTATAAAAGTAAAACCTAATTTATCTCAATTAAAAGAAAGAGGTATTTTTGAAATAGAACATCAAAGAGATATTTTTAAAGAAGGTAAAATGAAAGATTTTCCTTACAATAGAAATTTAATTATGGCTCCTCATAACAGAGCGGGTGGTTTTAAACAAGCGGCTGAAAATTTTATAGAAAAAAATTTAGACAGCCCTAAAATAAAAAATATTTTAGAAAAAGCAGCAGAGTTAAAAATAACATTGCAACCAAATGTTCCAAAAGGAACTTTTACAACAAAAGGTATTGGATATAAACAATTACCAAATGCGGTTGATAAATTTGTAGATGTAGCAAAATCAAAAGTCCCATTAATTGTAGATAAAAATATTGGATTACCTTCATCAAAAAAAGATTTAACAATGGCTAAAAAAGCTTTGGGTATGAAAATATCTGGATCACAATTAAACGCTAATCCTTTTTTTAGTCCCGGTATTTTAAAAGAAGCTTTTAAACAAATTCCAACACCAGCAGGAGCTGTATTGTTGAATGCTGGGTTTGGCGTTGATCCAAGATCCTCGATCGATAGAGCAAGTATTGCTGCAGAAGCTGCGTTTGCACCAGCTCTTGTAAAGCAAGCTGCAAAGTTAGGATCAGTTGGACAGAGAATTGCTAATTTAGGTTTAACACCTACTATGGCAGCAAGAGCTGCAAGAATAGCATCACCACTTGGCATTGCATCATTAGGTGCAGAAGGTTTGTATCAAGCAGGAAAATATACTAAAAAAAGAATAGGTGAACTAAAAGCAATGTCACCAGAACAAAGACAACAACTAAGAGCTCAACAAGAAGCTCTAGCATTTGAAGGTGCAAAAGATGGTGGATTGATAGGAGATAAGTCAGGCCCACCACCAGAAAAAGGACCTAACTCACAAGGGTTGCCTTCGTTAATTAAACGTGTTAAGAAACTTTAGGAGTATAAATGGCAGATATAGATAAAGGACTCCCGAACACAAGAGCTGAAGTAGAGATCAAACCAGAAGATATCGCTGACGTTAATGTTCAGGAACAAGAAGAGCAAAATCCAGTAGAAGTTACACCAGAAGAAGATGGTGGTGTTACATTAAATTTTGAGCCAGGTGCAATCAATGTACCGGGTACAGAATCTCATTTTGATAATCTAGCAGATATTTTACCAGATGAAATTTTATCACCAATCGGTTCAGATTTAGTTTCAAATTATTTAGATTATAAAGCATCAAGAAAAGAATGGGAGCAATCTTACACACAAGGTTTAGATCTTTTAGGTTTTAAATATGAAAATAGATCAGAACCATTTCAAGGAGCTTCAGGTGCAACACACCCAGTTCTTGCAGAAGCAGTAACTCAATTTCAAGCACAAGCTTACAAAGAATTATTACCAGCTGACGGACCAGTCAGAACACAAGTGATAGGAGCAAAGAATCCAGCAACAGAACAACAATCACAACGTGTTAAAGATTATTTAAATTATTTAATTATGGATCAAATGAAAGAGTATGAACCTGAGTTTGATTCTATGTTATTTCATTTACCTCTTGCAGGATCAACATTTAAAAAAGTTTACTACGATACAAACATGGGAAGAGTTGTGTCTAAGTTTGTACCTGCAGATGAATTAGTTGTACCATATACAGCAACAAGTTTGGATGATGCGGAATCAATAATACATACTGTAAAAATCTCTGAGAACGAGTTAAGAAAACAACAAGTAGGTGGTTTTTACAGAGATGTAGAATTAGGTCCTCCAGGTTCAGTAACAGATAATGAATTAGAAAAAAAAGAACGTGAATTAGATGGCACTAAAAAAACTGGTAAACAAGAACCAGTTTACAATTTATTAGAGTGTCATGTAAATTTAGATTTAGAAGGTTTCGAAGAGGTTGATGCAGAAGGTCAACCTACAGGAATAAAATTGCCCTACATAGTAACTGTAGAAGAAGGCAGCCGATTAGTTCTCTCCATACGGAGAAACTATGCGCCCAATGAGCCTAAGAAAAATAAGATCCAATATTTCGTCCACTTCAAATTTCTGCCAGGACTAGGATTTTATGGCTTTGGACTCATTCACATGATTGGCGGATTGAGCAGAACTGCAACTTCTGCTCTCCGTCAATTATTAGACGCAGGTACATTAGCAAACTTACCTGCTGGATTTAAACAGAGAGGCGTTAGAGTTAGAGATGAAGCAGCTCCAATACAACCAGGTGAATTTAAAGATGTAGATGCACCAGGTGGTAATTTAAGAGATGCATTTTTTCCATTACCATACAAAGAACCATCACCTACATTATTACAATTGTTAGGTGTTGTAGTTCAAGCAGGTCAAAGATTTGCAGCAATAGCTGACATGCAAGTTGGTGACACAAAACAAAATGCAGCTGTAGGAACTACAATTGCATTACTAGAACGTGGTTCAAGAGTTATGTCTGCAATTCACAAAAGACTATATGCAGGTATGAAACAAGAATTTAAATTACTTTCAAAAGTAATTGCACAATATTTACCACCAGAATATCCTTATGATGTAGTTGGTGGTGCAAGAACAATTAAGCAAGCAGATTTTGATGACAGAATAGATGTAGTTCCTGTGGCTGATCCTAATATATTCTCAATGAGTCAGAGAATTACAATGGCACAAACAGAATTACAGCTTGCAACATCAAACCCACAACTACATAATCTGTATCAAGTATACAGAAATATGTATGAAGCGATCGGTGTAAAAAATGTAGATGCAATTTTACCCCCACCAGCACCAACTGCACCAAAAGATCCATCATTGGAACACATTGATGCGTTAGCTGGTAAACCATTTCAAGCTTTTCCTGGTCAAGATCACCAAGCACACATTACAGCTCACTTAAATTTTATGGCAACTAACATGGTTAGAAATAATCCTGCGGTTATGGGTGCAATACAAAAAAATATATTAGAACATATTAGTTTGATGGCACAAGAACAGATACAATTAGAGTTTAGAGAACAGTTACAGCAAATGCAACAGATGCAAGCAATGGCTGCACAAGACCCTAACGTAGCACAACAACTACAACAAATGACTCAACAAGTAGAAGCACGAAAAGCAGTGCTAATTTCTGAGATGACAGAAGATTTTATGAAGGAAGAAAACAAAATAACATCACAATTTGATGGTGATCCACTTCTAAAATTAAAATCACGTGAAGTTGACTTACGTGCAATGGAAAATGAGCGTAAAAAAGACTACGATAAAGCTCAAAACGATATTGCTAAGGCTAGATTAATGCAAGCTGGCGATATTGCAGAAGAAAAAATGGAACAAAACGAAGATTTAGCAAAATTACGAGCTGGAGTCAGTCTTGCGAAGTCAGGAATTGATCAAGCAGCTGTTGTAATGAACGACGATTAATGTTAAGGAGACATTATTATGATAAACTATAAAAAATCAAAAGAAATCAAAATTCCAGAACAAAATTTGGAAGTTGATTCTAGATCAAAGACTACTTCTAATGGTTCTTTCAACTATATTCCTACTGGAGACAAGGAAAAAGTTAGAGGAACTAAAAGAATGTTGGCTGAAAAGAAAAAAGAAGCTACTTGGTACTAAATTATGTGGTTATCGGCAATTAAATTAGCCGTTTCTGCTGGTAGTAAAATTTATGCTAACAAGCAGAAAACGAAAATGGCAATGTCAGAAGCACAGCTTATGCATGCCTCTCGTATGGCTGAAGGTAAAGAAGCTTACCAGGGAAAACTTTTAGAAGCCCGTCAATCAGACTGGAAAGACGAGGCAGTTTTGATAATTTTAAGTTTGCCCGTGGTAATTTTGGCTTGGGCCGTGGTATCGGATGATCCGGGAGCGATGGACAAGGTAAAATTGTTCTTTGATATGTTCTCACAGCTTCCGAGCTGGTTTACAAATTTATGGATCCTTGTCGTGGCGAGCATATATGGTATAAAGGGTACACAAATTTTTAGAAACGGCGGAGGAAAAAAATAATGTCATCATATTTTAAAGTGTTCAGCACTGTTGCAAAAAAATTAAAAGGAAACAAAAGTAAAGTTTCCCCTACAATTAAATCTGTTAAACCATCAAAAAATATAAAAGAATTTACAAAACACAAAGAAGATGTTGCAAAGTCAACTGAAAAATATAACAAAGGTTTGACTGAAGAGGGTAAGATTAATGTTAGAAAAGGGACTAATAGAGTTCTTAGCAAAATTTCTAAAATATTAAAAAGAGAAAAGAAAATGGGCGGCGGAATGATGGGTCGTAGAATGGGTTATTCAGAAGGAACACTAAAACCTGTAGATCCTAAAAAACAAAAAGGTTTATCAAAACTTCCAAAACAAGTTAGAAATAAAATGGGTTATATGAAAAAGGGTGGTAGAGTCTAATGGCAAAACTTTGTCCAAGAGGTAAAGCTGCAGCAAAAAGAAAATTTAAAGTTTATCCGTCTGCATATGCTAACATGTATGCATCAGCAGTATGTTCAGGTAAAGTAACACCAGGTGGTAAAAAAGGCAGAACAAAAAAAGCTGCTGGAGGTATGGTCGAGTACTACAAAGGTGTTGTCTAGTGAGAACACATTTTTCAAAAGGTGGATTAAGAGAATGGGTAGCACAAAAATGGGTAGATATTGGAGCTCCGAAGAAGAACGGAAAATATCAACCATGCGGGAGGAGCAAAGGATCGAAACGAAAGTATCCAAAATGCGTTCCACTTGCGAAAGCCACACGAATGACAAGCTCGCAAAAGGCGAGTGCTGTCAAACGAAAAAGAGCTGCCGGTAATCCAGGCGGTAAACCAACCAACGTAAAAACATTTGCATGAGAAAAAATTTTTCAAAAGGTACTATGCCTTCAAGAAATAAAAAAAACTTTAGACCTACAAAGTCTGGAGCGGGTATGACAAAAGCCGGGGTCAAAGCCTATAGAAGATTAAATCCCGGTTCAAAACTAAAAACAGCCGTGACTGGAAAAGTGAAGCCAGGATCAAAAGCTGCTAATCGCAGAAAATCATACTGCGCTAGATCACTAGGACAATTAAAAAGGTCATCAGCAAAAACTCGTAACGATCCTAATTCTCGAATAAGACAAGCACGGAGAAGATGGAAATGTTAAATGCAACTAGAAACAGTAGTAAATAAATTAATCCGTTTTATTAATACTCGAACAGAAGCGTTAGCTATAACGATTACTTCTGGTGGTGTTGACAACATGGAAAATTATAAGTATATAATAGGACAAATAAACGCCTTAGAGGCAACCAGACAGGAACTCTCTAACCTGCTAAATGATAAGGAGCAAAATGAAGGAACAGTCATCGATCTTAACGACGCCAAAACAAAAAATTGAAGTACCTAATAACGATTTAGTTGGTGTAAAAAAATCAGAGAAAAAAGAAGAAGGAAAAATTCCAAAACCTACGGGTTGGCGAATAATGGTTCTACCATATAAGATGAAAGAAAAAACTAAAGGTGGAATTGTATTAGCTGAAACTACATTAGAAAAGCAACAAGTAGCTTCTCAATGTGGTTTAGTTCTTGCTATGGGACCGCAATGTTACAAGGATAAGGAAAGATATCCAGAGGGTCCATGGTGTAAGGTGAATGATTGGGTTATGTTTGCAAGATATGCAGGCAGCCGAATCAAAATAGATGGAGGGGAGATTCGTCTGCTAAACGACGATGAAGTTTTAGCAACAATTGATAGTCCAGAGGACATCTTGCATGAGTTCTAAACATAGGAAGGAGTAACTATGCCGGAAGAAGAAAAGAAAATGGTAGACATTGATACGTCAGGACCTGACGCATCAATTGATATCGAAGAAACAAAAGACGAATCAGTAGTTGATACTGAAGCGCCGAAACAAGAAACAGAAACAATAGAAAAAGAAACAGATAAAACATTTGAAAATGAACGAGAAATAAAACTAGATGAAAAAAAATCAGATAGTGAACTAGAAGACTACAGCAAAGGCGTACAATCTCGTATTGCGAAATTAACTCGTAAAATGAGAGAAGCAGAAAGAAGAGAACAAGCTGCTGTTCAGTATGCCCAAGGAGTACAACAAGAAAAATTAGAATTAGAAAAGAGATTTGAAAAGACTGAGTCTGATTATGTTAAAAAATTTGAGACTA